TCGCCTTCGGTCGTGCGAGCTTTGGCCTCGAAGGCCCCTGCGGGCCGGTAGGCGGCCATCAGGCCGCGTCGAATGACGTGCGCTATAGAGGACGCCGTGCTGCGCCCGCCGAAAGCGCCGATGAGCGCCCACTCACCCGACCTCTCCTTGAGTTGCTCCGCGATGGCGGCGTGCTGTCTCCTCCGGTCGCCCCCGGCTGGAGGCAGTTCCCCGAACTTAATCTCACTCATCGCCCCAGATCCTCACTTCAATGCCCGCTTTGCGGGCGAGGTCGATCGTGTGCTGCGTGCCCGATCCTCCGGGCAGCGGGTAGGCCAGAACCAAGTCAGCTCCGGCTTTGACCATCTCGATGTTGCGGATGGGTCCGGCCGCCTTGCCGTGCCGGACCCAATCGGCGGGGTGTCGCTCTTCTCGGCAGTCGAGAAATTGCCCGGCGACCTCGAACCAGTGGCGAGCGTCCGCATCTGCACCCGTGGGGCAATCGCCATGCACGAGAGCAAATGGGCCGTAAAAGAGAAAGGCGCGGGCCAGCTCGAAATGAACTACCCAGGACTTGTTCCACTTTCGCGATCCGGTCACTAGGACACGCACAGCGCCTCCTCTTGTACGAGCCCGCAGCGCGTGCACAGCCGCTGTCTGATTCGCAGCGTGACGGGCTGTCCATCCGGGCGTTCCAGGAGTTCAACCGACCACTTGGACCAGCGATGGAACAAGAAGCAGGTCACAGCCCCTCCGCCAACTCCACAAGACGGGCGTAGTCGTCGGCCCGATCCTGGATTTCCTTGACTTGCTTGCCCAGTCTCAGGGCTTTGCCCGTGGCGGGCAGCGTGCGCCATTCCTGACGCAGGCGCTCGGCGCGGCAGGAAAGTTCCGCCTGTCGCAGCCTGAGTTCATGAACGGTGAGGGGGTTCATCGCTTCTCGCCCCATGGCGTGTCGACGTAAAGCCTTGAATCCATGAGGGAGACATTCTGAGATGTCACCCACTGGAGGAAGCGCGTATCGTCACCCTCGCACATGACTCGGCCTTCCGCCTTGGCGCGGTCGATGAACGCCTGAAGCTCTTCTAGGCTCACGTGTCGCGAGCGTCCAGGTCCGCCTGCGGCGGCCAGCATTACGCGCCTCCAGGCGCTCTGTACGGTCAACGAAGACCCGGATTCAAAGTCCGTCATCCCCAATCATCCCCTCCACCCCACGCCCCATAAGACGGCAGCCGGGGCGTGTAGTCGCCGACAAAGGACGTCTCGGCGTCCAATTCCATGCGGAAATAGTCGTCAGCGTCTTTGTTCGCCTTGGCATGCCTGTTCTTCACGCATGCCACATAGAGTTCGTCATTCGCCGCGCCGCAGCTGATTATCAGCTCCGGTATCGCGGCCACCTTGCCGTGCATGTCCGCGCGCCTCGGGCACGGCCGTTTCGTGCTGCTGCTGTCCGCAGCGTGATGCACGAGAAGCACATGGGCTCCCGTTTCCCTGGCGAGGACCTTGGACTGCCTCATTAGGTCACGCAGTGATGCCCACTCATCGCCCACGTCATGCCCGACGTCAGAGGCGATGTCGATAACGATTTGATCGGGGTAGCGACCCTCCATCTCGTGATAGGCGTACGCCTCCAGCCAGATGTCATCCATCGTCGGATCCGGCATGAAATTCCAGCGCAGGAAGTCATACCGGGCAAGCACCTGTTGCGCACGCTCCGTTTCGATGCGCAGCCATTCCTCTGTGGTGTCGGTGCTCGTGCGGGTGCTTATCGCCAGCAGGCGAGAGGCGACCGTGTCTTGATCTGAGTCGGTACTGAAAGCCAGTGTCGACACGCCCATATTGACGATGGCGTTCAGCGTTATTCGCGTCTTGTGGCTGCCGGGTTCCCCAAAGAGCATGGACACGGAGGCCCGGCGAAACTTGATCCCTCGGGCCTGCCATGACGCAAAGGGGGGCGGCAGCGGCTCCTTGCCTGCCGCCCCCCGCGCGACGCTTCGAGAGAGCGTCTGAGGCATTACATGCCCTCAGTGCCGGTCATGCAGGGACGGGGCTGTAGTTGGCGAACGACTGCACCACCTCGGGGTGCACCCAGTAGGCCCCGCCGCCCGCCCAGGCGATTTTGCCCTTAAAGGCGTCTTTGTACTGTTCGCGGAACGCCTTGAACGCCTCTTTTTGCTGGTATGGGACGTCGATCTTGTACACCTGCCCCCAATCCATAGGGCGGGGCTTCGGGCCCCGACTGCCCTGGCCTCCGCCGTTGCCCTGCCACTGGCCGACCTGCGGGGCCTGTGGCGCGGGCGGTGTCGGGGCCCCCACGTTCTGCCAGGCCGCGGGAGCGGTGCCGGGCACCCCAGGGCCAGGCATCTGGGGGTTGTAGTTCGGTGCCTGTGGAGCCGGGGGCGTGGGCTGCGCAGGCGGCCCCGCAGGAGCCGGAACCGGGGTCGTCGGGCCCAAGCCCGCCCCAATGCTGGCCTGTGCCTTCATGACTCGCCAGGCGTTGCCCATGGCGGCGTACACGCCGCCCTCCTCCAGCTCCTCGAACGCGTCTTGCAGTTCGGATACCGTGTTCGCCCGTACGACCAAAAACGGGGGCTTCTGCGGGTCGTAGCTGAGGGTGTAGCGGTGATTGTGGGGGTTGTCCGGGTAGTCCGGGTAGGCGTCGGGGCTCTCCACTGTCGGCTCGGGGGCCGGGGACGCGGGCTGCTCAGTCATTGGCAGGCTCCTTGATCAGTTCGAGCAGGTGGGCGTACGCCGCGTACGCCTGACGGGGCATCGCCCCGTTCCCGATCACATGCAGCCGCTCTGCACGCGTCAGGCCCGGCACGTCCGTGACGTGTCCGGGCTCAAGGCCCATGAGCCACTCGGCGAAGGGGGCCGCCAGGCGGCGGCCTCCTCGGGGCCCTGTCTCGGTGGGCATCGGGGCCGGCCGGCCCGTCAGTCGCTCCCACCGTCGGATGGCGGGCAGGTATTCGCCCCACCACTCGGCAGGCGAGTAATCGCCGTCCGCAGGTTCATCCCGCCCTTCCCGTCTGACGCCGTAGGCGTGGGGAAGAAGGAAGGAGACCTCATCGTCGAGCGTTGGTCCATGTCCCCCCCCGCGACGCTTGTCCGGGTGCTGGGCGGAGCCGTTCCGACCGAGATTCGCGGTCGGGGTCTTCAGTACGAGCGCCACTTCGTTCAACGAGCGCGAGTTGACCCCATGAAGGTTCGACGCGCCCGACCGCCAGTCTCGGGCGGTCGGTGTCGGCAGGCATGGCGACGCCGAACCACCGGTCCCTGTGGTGGGCGGCTCCCAGACTGGAAGCTCGTACGCACGTCCATTGCAGGTCATACCCGACCTGGGCCAGGTCTTCGGCGACGACGCCGAGCCCGCGCGACCTGATGGCCGCGACGTTTTCCAGGAAGAGGATTCGCGGTCGTATGACGCGAACGGCTTCGGCCACGCTCTTCCAGACTCCGGATCGCTCACCCGTTATCCCCTTTCTGGGGCCGGCGTTGCTGATGTCCTGGCAGGGGAATCCCGCCGTGATGACGTCGACCTGGCCGACAAGCCACGACCAGTCGTAGGCCCGTATGTCGCCGATGTTCGGCGCATCGGGGAACCGGGCGGCCAAGACCTTGCAGGCCGCCGGGTTCGTCTCCGCGACATAGGCGACCTCGTCGCCCGTCAATTGCTCCACGGCAAGGCCGAGCCCGCCGTATCCGGCGCAGAGCTCAAGAATCGGCATTCTCGCCTTCTTCCTTTTCGAGCTCCCAGCGGATGCATCCGCGGTCATGGCCGCAGAGCTCACAGCAGGAAGAACAATCGCAATCGATCACGACATCACTCGTCCTCGCTCTCGATTTGGTCATGTGTCCAGCACCGATCAGGGCTGCGGTGCGGGTCTTCCTCGGGCGTGCTTTGCCGGGCGTCCTCGTCGCCGTGTACGGCGACGGCCAATCGCGGCCATGAGGCCGCGAGGCATGTGTGGCCCAGAGCCGACAAGGGCAGCACGTACGTGCTCATCTGACGGCCCCTTCCTCTTGCGGTGTCGTCCGGTCGTCTGGCCCCAGTGCCGCGTCTCCGCAACGCAAAGAGCGCCCAGCAGGGCGCTCCAGGAAAGGGTAAACGCGGTAAGGGCGTACAGGATTTGTAAGTCGCTCATCAGAAGGGGGGTGCGTAGTTGGGGTGGTCGGGATCGTACAGGTACGCCAGAGGCCCGGACTTGACGGCGCAGGCGTCTTCGACGTCGCAGATATAGCAAGCCGAGCCGGGATTGGCCTTGAAATCTCCGGCCTGGATCTTCTGCCATGCCTCGCCGTAGATCTGGCCCACGTGCTCCGGCGTGTACTCGGAAAGCTCAAACGGCTTGCCGAGCGTGGCCTTTCTGTTCATGAAAGCCACGCCGTGGTTTGCCCGGATCCCGTACTTGACCTCAAGGAGGGCCGCGTACGTGCCGAACTGGTCGGCATTCACAGGCGGCTTCTTGCCGCTCTTCAGGTCGAGGATCCAGAGGCGTTTGAAGTCCGGGTCCCAGAAGACCCGGTCTAGGTACGCCTTGATCTCGACCGGACAGCCGGGCAGGAGGCCCGACACGTCGAGCTCGATGGCCGACCACCCGTCTGGCGTCGTCCAGATCTCCCATGGCGAGCGTTTGCGCCAGTCGATGTAGGCGCGCACGAATTCCAGGCCCATGGTCCGCCAGACCTCTACGGGTTCGGTCTTGGACTGCCGCCAACGGCGCTCGTCCGGCATGGCCGTCCGGGCGTCTTCGACCTCCATGTCGAACGCTGTCCGCCAGGCTGTTTCGACATTGAAGGACTCCGACCACGGGTCGATGGCCCAGAGGTCGTACGCCTCCGTAGCGGCGTGAACGGCGGAGCCCCCAGCGAGCCATAGGGCGGGCCGCTTGGGGGCTCCGGCTATGCGCGACAGGAAATAGCTCTTCGCGCAGCGCTCCAGCGTGTCTCTGGAGCTGTGGGAGACGTGGTTCGGGGGGCTATGCGGCCTCCCGGCCACGCTCGCCGCCGGGGCTCTCCTTCGGAACATCCGGTCTCCTTACGTATGTGGCGATCGGCAGCGAATCCGGCATCCCGTGATGCCATCGCACGTCCCCGGCGGGGACCCATTTGTGGACGTGGCCTTTCCCGGACGGCACGTGAGCCAGCAGCCATTTGCCGTCCGCTGTACAATTCTTGATGAATGCGTCGCTGACGAGGCGGTTATGTTTCACCCAGGCGTCCAGGTTTCCTGGTTCATCGGGGAAGTCCTGACCCCCGATCTTTTGGGCGGTCCCCTCTGTCGGAGGAGGCATCTCGCGGCGGAGCTGCTTCACGTGTGCCCGCCATTCGGCCTCGAGGACATAGCCGAGGTGATGAGGCATCCCAGTGAGCCGACGAATCTCGGACCACTCCATGGGGCGGTCTCGGCCGCGGAGCTCGGCCATCTCCTTGCCCCATCTCAGCCGCCGCTCTGGCGGCCATTTCTTCGCCACCTGGACCAGCGCCTTGCGGATAAGGTAGCGCTCGTGCTCGTCGTATCCGCCCCATACGCCGTACTCCTCGCCGAGAGTGTCTCGGCGACACTGGTTAAGTACCGGGCAGGATTTGCAGATCGCTTTCGCCTCGTCCCATTTTTTCTGCGTCGCCACGCCGCACCGTATTTGCGGACTGCTGGCCCCGGCAAAGAAGATGCGGTCTCGCGTTCTGTCGCCGCAGGCCGCCTGCGCCAGCCAGCGGCGGTGGGGGTCATACAGCATGCTCTACCTGACCCACAACGCCGCCAGGGCGACGCCGAGAAGGAAGGACAGGCCAAGCAGGGCGAAATCCCACACGGCGGGCGGACGCTGATATTCGCGGCACAGCGTCTCCCAGAAGCGAGTCAGGGCCGCCAGGGAGGCGGCCCGCTGCTTTGCGTTCACTTGAATCTCTCTTTCGGCAGATGCAGGGGTAGACCCGGCTACAGCCGGGACAGGTGGGGGTCAAGACGAGCCGCCTTTTCTTCTGCGTCGAAGGGCTCGGCCGGGCTTCGGTTATCGACTGGCCCCCTTGGCGCGGGCGCGTTCGTAGCGCTGGCGGGCGGCGATGAATGCCTCGTTGGTGCCGCCGCGGTCGGGGTGCGCGTCGGCCATGGCCTTCCGCAGTTCCGGCAGGGATGGCGGCTGCGGCTTACTGGGGATCTCCGGCTGCGTCAGGTGGAGACGACGCCTTGAGTAGCCGTGATAGACCTCGCCGTCGGCTTCGATCCGCTGTCGATCGACGTAACTCGAACCGCCGTTGGAGAGCGTGAAATAGATGCGCTTGGCGGTCTTCTTCGTGATCGGATGACGGAGGATCTTGTAGTTGCCGAGGGGCCCGTCGTCCCAATTGGCGTCCCATAGTTCGTACAAGAACTCGCGGAGCGTCGGCTCGTTGGCGGTCATCCGGCGAGCTCCTTGCAGTCGGCCCAGCAGGTGGTGTTGTGGTGGGCGCAGTAGCGCCAGTGGAAGCCGCCGACGGTGACGGTGCAGTGGCGGCCGCGGAGGGTGATGTGGGCGAGCAGCGCGGCGAAGGTGTCAGGCATCAGCGGGTCTCCGTGGCGAGCAGCTCGAGCAGGCCGTCGGCGAACAGGGCGACTCCGTCGCCGCGGAATGTGGCGGGCGCTTCTTCGGCGTACTCCCGCACGTCCTTCAGTCGGGACGCCAGGGCGTCCCGCTCTCGCGCCAGGGTCTGCACGGTGGCCGCGATTCGCCTAGCCTCCCAACGGGCGTGCCGGAGAGCCTTGGCCCGGCGCTCGTCACCCGCCGGGCGGGGGGCGGTCTTGCCGCGCTGGAACGCGGCTTCCACGTGCTCCATCAGGGCGTCATACGCGCCCTGTCGTGCGACGTCGCCGTCGCAGACGTAGGCGGCGACGGTGCGGCGTAGGTCCGCCTGCCAGGCGGGTTCAGAGAGCATGGTGCCTCCAAAAAAGGAAGAGCCGCCGGGGCTCCGGCGGCTCTTGGTGTGCGTTGTTGCAGGTCAGGCGGCCCAAAGGGGCTCAATTAGGTCGGGATTGAATCTGGCCACCCCCTTGCCTTGGGGGTGGATGACAACCGCCTTGAGGCTTTGGAGGACTTTGGCTCGCTGCCTTTCGATCGGCAGTGAGTCGAACACTTCTTCCGTGTCGGCGCTGAGGAGGGTTGCCCGACGGATCTCTGCCTTTGCGCGATTCTTAGCCAACGCAAGCCCGTCTCGCTCTCGCTCTAGATCCGGCAAGAGTTGCAGGAGGGTTGAGACCGTGATCAGTCCTTGTTTTTTTGCCTCCACGAGTTCGGCGATCTCGCCTGCTACGGCCTTCAGCCTTTCCTCGCCGTCCCAGTTGGGCAGTTCCGCCGGCGCGGATTTACGCCTTTCGTGGTCTGCCAACACAAGCTTGATGATCATTTTGTCGACGGGCTCCGCCTGTCGGGCAATCTTCCCGCAGCCGCGGGCGTAGCCGCTCATGTCGCACAGGTAAACCGGGTATCGGCTGCCTGAGGCCCGTTTGCGCGTTTGACCGCGCATGGGCGAACCACAAGCTCCGCATCTGGCGATCCCAGAGAGAAGGTACTTGACGACATTGCCGCCGTGCGTCTCCTTCTTGGAGCTGCGGCACTCCAGTTCCGCCGCCACGGCGGCGATGTCCTCTGGGGTGCAGATCGGTTCCCATGCCGCCTTGACGGGGTTGCCGTCCGGGCCTCGGACGACCTCGCCCTTGTAGACCTTCAGGCCGGCTAGTGCGGGGTTGGCAAGTATGCGCTGCACCGTCTTGTGGTGCAGCTTCTCGGCCCCTGCGAAGCGCTTCCCTGATCGCGACGTAGGGGCGATGCCCCTCCTCACCCAGTCATCCCGGATGGTGGTGATGCGCACTCCGGCGAGGATGTCGCGTTGCCCTTTTAGGATTTCACGCTTGGCGTCAGGGTCGGCCGTGACGCCGTCTTCTTTCCACCCGTACGCTTGACGTCCTCCGTGGGGCTTCCCCTCTGTCGCCAACTCCAGCTGCTTGCGCTTGACGCGCCGCCCCGTGTCGGCGCTGGCCTTGTTGGCGAATGCGACCAGCACGCGAGCCATGGTGCGCCCGTCGATAGCCGCCAGGTTGATGTCGCCTTCCAGGGTGGCGAAGACGTAGTCAGGGTGATCGTGGTAGATGTCGATCGCGCGCTCAAGGTCGCGCGGCTGACGGAAGCCCCGATCGATGTTGTAGACAACCATGCCCTTGATGACGCCGGCCTTGAGGTCCGCGAGCAGCTGCTCGAACTGCGGGCGCTTAACCTTTCGCTGATACGCGGATACGTCGTTGTCCACGTACGGGACAGCCTTCCAGCGACGCAGCTCCGCCAAGCCGCAACAGTCTTCGAGCTGCCGTTTGACGCCCTTGGCGTCATCTTCGGTATCGTCTGAGATGCGGGCGTAAACGCCCACGGCGATAGGCATAGGGTCCCCCTCCGACCTGCGGTTATACAGATTGGACGGGACAGTATCATGTATGGGCGATCCGCTGGCTGATGTATCGAGCATGATACTGGACC